ATAGCTGGTGCGTTACTGGGCGGTGGCGCTGGTGCTGCAATGTCTAGAGGTGATGGTCGTTGGTGGGCAATCCCATTAGGTGCGGTTGTCGGAGGCACCATTGGTTGTGACCTAGACGGTGGCTAAAAATTGCTATTAAAATACAAAAAGACCCGAAAAAAATTTCGGGCCATTTTTTACGCCAGAGGTCGTTTCTACGACCTTTTTTTTATGGCGAAATAATTCTTGGATTCTCTGTTTTTTTCAAATCATCACTAATATATTGACTTGATTTTTTATATTCCATAATCTCTTCCACATTATCTAAAAATAAACTTAGATACTCCACTTTTAAAATACTTATATCTCTTTTTGCGTCATTTAAATCAATTTCGTGTTGTAGGAAAGAAAATGATTTTAATTTTGATTCAGTTCTTAAAACACCACGATCCAAAAAAGTAATTGAGTGATCAGCTGGAACTCTGAGTCCTTCTGGTTGAATTAATCGACCATTTGAATCTCTAAGTATCTCTGTCTCATAATGATGAATATTTGCTAGTTCTGCCTGTGTATATTTTTCATTTAAGTAAGTTAAAAAATCTTGACTTCCCATTGGCCACTCATCCCTAACATGAACGATATTATTTGTTGTCAAAACAACCCAATCAAGTCCAGAGTCACCGTAAAAATCATACGCTACAGAATCTGGTCTTTCGTCACCTTCGACAGAATATTTTGTAAATGCAGTGACTTCATTGAAAATATCATCACGAATTACAGCTCTTTTAAATAAATTTTTAACAGTTTGAAAATCATATACAGAAGTCCGATCATTTGCTAATGATGGATAATCAAGTTTTGGAACTTGTCTAAAATATGAATTTGATGAACCTGAGTATGTCATATTAATATCCTACACTGTCAAAACCACTGAAAACTTCATCATTTTCCTGATCTGCTTGATATATTGGTCTTAATTCAGAGAAGTTAAGATCCATTTTGACTGCAACTGGTTGTGAGTCTCGATATGCAGACCAATATCCACTTGGAGCGTAATCAACATTTATAGTTGTTAATGCAAGACCGCCTGGATTAAATTTATTTACTGTGTCCAATACACCACCAGCATTTCGATACTCTAATGTAAATATGTTAGGACTTTTGATAAAAACCGCATTCCTAAATTGTGGAGCCATGCCTTTTTTTAAAAATTTAATTATTTTTCTAATTTCTGCACCCTCTTTTTCACTTCTCGCAATCATATTGAAACTAAAGTTAAAATCACGAATTACAGGCCCTTGAAATAACATCTCTGCATTTGGATTTAAAACAACACCGCTTGTTCTTGCAAGAATTGTATCTGGACTGATGTTAACTCCCAGTGCATTTCCAGCAAAACCAGTTGCGCCAGTTAATAGTGATGACTGAGATGCCTGAGAAATACCTGTAAACAATTTTTCAATATCAATATTCGTGTCTACACCAGCGGCCTTAAGTTCTTCAGTAAGTAAACGTTTTCTCTCTTTGTCGTCTAAATTTTCACCTGGCGTAAGACCAACTGCTCGAGCGAGTCCTGATGTAGCACCAAGAACTCCAATTCCAAAAGCAGTTAGTTTATTTTCTCCCCAATCAGCACCATTCACATCAACCACTTTTGGCATTGGTAATAAAATTGATCCTTGAAGTTCACTACCTTTTACACTTTCACCAGCGATGTTTGTTGTTTGAGATGGGCCAGTGCTAGCACCGCTTGCGTTTATATTTCGTCTGACGTATTGCCATTGTTGTATCTTCAAGTGATCTTGAAGTGGATCTATGTCAAAAGGATATGCATATAATGGTTTACCAGTCGTATTTTTTCTTTTATAATTAGAACCACCTTGATATTGCAATCCCGAATCAGCATAAACTGGATTTTTTGGAAGAGGGGGATCTATCGGTTGTTCATTAGCTTTTTGTTTCTTGAAATTTTCATGAAAGGTATTAAGTTCAGAAGATGTTGCTTGAGATACTGTATCTTCATATGCGTTTTTATTTGGCCCGTATTTTGCAGTGTTATATGCATCCAAAGCTTCCGTAGTGCTTTTACCAGTTGTAGGATCTGTAACAATTTCACTAAATTCACTTGTATTTGGATTTAAGTAATTACCATCAAAATTACCTTCACCATTTGCTTTTTGTATGCCCACTAGTTTACCATCGGCAAAATTATAAGAATATTTTGATCCTCCTATTTCATATGGCTTACTTTTTTTAACTGACATTAGTTTGTGTTGTAAATTCTGTTTCTTGGAACGGGCATTCCTCTCATATCAATAAATTTTTCAGTCGGTAATTGTGCTACATCCGACCACTCACTGTTAGGAATACGATATGGTTGACCTCTGACACCAGTGTATAGGTATTTATGTAGAGTTCTTCGAGGAACTGCAATCGCACCTTGAGCAGAGTTATTTAGTAAGCTTATTGCAAGTTCTTCTCTTTGAGTTAATTTCACATAATGGAGATTACAACCTAAAAATCCACCTGTGGTCATCTCAATCACATATGATAATGGATATTGATCATAGTATGGTTGTTTTGTTTGTGCTTGATATGTAAAAAAATATAGTTCGCCAGGAGAAAATCCACCAGTATCAGCATAGTCATCATTAAAATTTGTTGAACCAAGTTCCTCAATCAGTTGACTACGAAAATAATCCTCATTGACTTGACCACCAACTTTATCTAATATGTTTTGAAGAATGCTCATCGGATTCCTAATTCTTTCTCGGTCATGATTTTAAATTCTAATTTACGATCTGCACAAAACTCTCTCGCTGCCTTCCACTTTGCTTGATTCTTAACATATGTCATAGATTCGTTTATCATTGTCTTTCTCGATTTTCCTTTTGTCGCCTTTGGTTCGAGTGTTTCTCTCATTGGCTTCACTTCAATCACTGATCTACGGATATTATCATCTTTGTCCTTATATTTAATAAAAAAATCAGGAAAATATCTACGAACACGATTTGTTGTTGGATCTAGATACGGAATCCAAAATTCTTCAGATGCCCATTCAAGAATATTTTCATTCAGATCACAGTAATTCATAAATTTTCTTTCCCATAAAGATCTATAAATAATGTTTTGAGAGTCACCTTTATACTTTTTAGGATTAGAAGGTCGATATATCCCTTTATAGCTCATATATAGTAATAACAACACAAATTTATTTATCGTGACAAGTAAAAGTATATTTCCAAGAAGATCCGACATATTTAAACCAAATATGAGAGATATCAGAGACACCGTTGCACGGCCGTCTTTAGATACTTTTTATCAAGTCACGTTTTCTTTTGGTAAAGCTAATGTATGGTTAGGAAGTGATGGTTTTCGTCAATTTTCTGGTAGTGCAACACCTCTTCCTGACAGCAAGAGATCACAAGGAAGAACTTTCACACAAAAGATGTCAATTCTATGTTCTGAAGCAGAAATCCCAGGCACATCTTTTCAAACAAGTCTCGCTGTAGGTCATCATCAAGGTATTCAAGAAGAGTTTCCAAATCTTAGAACTTTTCCACCTCTTAACTTAACATTTTATCTTGACGCTGATATGGTGGTTTTAGAGGTTTTAGAAAAATGGATGACATACATTAATCCCATATATAAAGGAAAAAAGAGAAGTCTAAATGCTTTTGCAAGATTTAATTATCCAGAAGATTATAAGGAGATTATTCATCTTACTAAATTTGAGAGAGATACTTTTAATGAACCCAAACCACCATTTGCAAGACCAGAATATCAATCTAAATTAACCACATATGAATTCGTGAATGTGTGGCCCACTAATTTAACTTCAATGAGAGTTGCCTATGGTGAATCAAATGTGTTAAAATGTAGTGTACAATTTGCCTATGATAGATTCTTTGTAGATTTTGATTACAGTGATACTCATCAAGTTCCAATAAACGGTGAGTTTTTACCATCTAATCCACAATTTAATTCTCAAACCTCAAAAGAAATAACAAATACTCAACTAACTGGTTATGAACATCTGCCCATTGATTACCCAGGCAACCCTAATAACGATTACAATTTCAATGGAATTCAATTCTAAACCTCCTATATAAAATACTGAATAGATTATTATGCCATTACCAACAATTGAAACTCCTACATATGAGTTGAAATTACCATCATCTAATAAAAAAATTAAATATCGACCTTTCCTTGTCAAAGAGGAGAAAATTTTAATTTTAGCATTGGAATCAAAAAATCAAGATGATATTACAAATGCTGTAACAGATGTATTAAAGAAATGCATTTTGACTAAAGGGGTTGATGTTGATAGTCTTCCTACGTTTGATATTGAATATGTGTTTTTAAATATTCGTGCAAAGTCCATCGGTGAAGATATTAAGATGACAGTCACTTGTGCTGATGATGGAAAGACAACAGTTCCAATCACAATATATGTGGATGAGATTAAGGTTATTAAACCAAAAGGACATACAACCGACGTTGTTATTGATGATAAAATGACCATGAGAATGAAATATCCATCACTTAATCAATTCGTTCAAAATAATTTTGATATAGAAGATGACCCAGAAGTTATGGTTGACAAAACTTTAAAAGTTGTTGCTGATTGTATGGACACAGTTTACACAGAGGAAGATGCGTGGGAGGCCAAAGATTATACGCCAGATGAGAGAGTTAAGTTTATTGAACAACTAAATTCAAAACAATACAAAAAAGTTGAGAATTTTTTTGCAACAATGCCTAAATTATCTCATACGATTGAATTTATAAATCCAAATACAAAAGAAAAGAATAGTATCGTTTTGGAGGGTCTAGCCGATTTTTTCGGTTGAGTATTGCACGAGAGGATCTTGAATCCTATTACCGTATCAATTTCTCTCTCATGCAATACCATAAATATAGCTTGACGGAACTTGAAAATATGATGCCTTGGGAGAGAGACATTTACATCGCTCTTTTACAGGATTATATTGAAAAAGAAAATTTAAAGAGACAACAAAAAGAGGGTGTCCAAAAGTATGGATGAAGAGGAATTAGAACAACCTAGAAAAAAAATTACTATAAGTAACTTCTTTGAGTCAATTCAAACAATTGACAAGGTGGCTAATCGTGCTTTGAAAAAAACTAATTCTAATTTAGGAGTAATTAATAATAATAAATCATTGATTGAAGCTCTGTCGAAAAGTTTTAATGATATTGTCACAGAAGTAAAAGAGATAAAGGAATACATTACAATCAAAGATGAAGATAAAGATAAATTATTTTCTCAGGAAGATCAAGAACAAAAGATAAAAAGATTAGAACGACTTCAAGGAATAGGTGATAAACCATTAGAGTCTACTGCTGGTACAACAGATGACAGTGATTTTAAAAAACAAGCAGCAGAAACAGTTAAAAAAGCTTTTGAAGATCCAAATATTATGCAGATGTTTACTGGACTCATTGGATTAAGTGTTTCTGGTCTTTTTGGTCTTGGTTTATCAGGTATAAGAGATACTAAAGAAAGAACATTTATTGAAGGAACTGGTGGAATTATTGATGCCTTGTCTGGTAATATAACTGATTTTGACAAACGAGGTGGAAAACCAGTTGCAGCGAGTCGTGCTGCCACAGGTATAATAGATTTTTTCACTGCTAATATGTTTGATCTTGATAAAAGAGGAGGCCTTTTTGAATCTAAAGAATCATTTGAAAAGAGACAGAAAATAAATGAAAAAATAAAAGAAGAGAAGAAAAATAGACCTAAAAAAGGATTGATGAGACTTTTACCATTTAATTTAGGTGGTGAAGTAAAGGATAATGATAACGATACTTCTAATAACGATGTAGATAGTGTTCCCGCTGTATTGACGCCTGGCGAGTTTGTTGTAACAAAAGACGCTGTAGAAAAAGTTGGTGTCGATACTTTAGAAGGTCTTAATGCTTCAGTTGGTGCGACAAATAAAGCGAGTAATTTAGGTAAGTTTTCAATAGAAAGACTAGATCCAAAAGATATTAGCAAAAATACACTTATTAAAAAATATTCCTTTGCCGATGGTGTATCAGATGTTGAAATATCAAATGAAAGTGGCAGAGATTATTTTAAATCAACCACAGACATGTCTACTGGTGGTCTAAATGAAAAAACTGTAAAAAGAACACGTTTTACAGAAACATCAGAAGATGGAACTGTCACTGTCTTCGACAAAAACACTGAGATGACAGAGAAAATCGTTTCAATTGGAGTTCCTGATTTGATCGAACATAAGGATCAACTACTCGGTGAAATACACAAACTAAAAGGATTTGAAAATATTACAATAGATCAAGTCATAAATCAAACAACAGGAATACCACAAGAAAAATTACTTCCTATTCTTTTAAGAAGTGATGCACAGAGAGCGACAGATGAGAAACAAGATAAAGCAAGAGAAGAAGATAGAAAGGCAAGAGGTATCGAGCCAGGGCAAAGTTTTAGTATGAGTGCTAATGATGAGATTGCAAAATCTCTACAGGGAACCATAGGATATCGAATTGGTCAAATAAATCCAGATACGTTAGTTTCATCGATGTCAGATCTTAAAGAAGAAACTAAAATCGTAACTAAAACTGGTACTGAGACTGATCCTTTGTTTGCTGATCTCTCTGAGAGTATAAATGCGAGTGTAAAAGGATTTAATCAGGGTGGTCTAGTTGAGGGTGTGAAAAAAATGTATTCTTCAGAAATTGAAGAAAACAAGTCTAAAAATAATTTAAAACCTCTCTTAGATATGATTGGTTCTGGCGAATCTGATAATGTTGGTGGGTATAGTGCGATGTTCCCCAGTGAATCATATCCTAAGATGTTAGATATGACAATCAACGAAGTTATAGAGTTTCAAAAAGAAAAACTTAAGGATGG